TGCGTCTGCCTGCAGCTCAGAAGCCGTTGTCCAGCTCGGCCATTCGGCCGGGCTTTTTGTTGCCCCCCTTCTTCGGGAGGAAATTTGATGAACCCAATCACTCAAGAGTCACTGGAGCTCATGAAAGGGGCTCTAGCAAAGCCAAATTTTCAGCTGGCTAAATCGATTTCGACCGCGACTGGATTGTTGGCCTATGACCTCCAGGCGCCAGCCAAAAACCTCTACCCGTTTGTCACGCCGCTGAGGAACATCGTTCCGCGCGTGGGCGGCGGCGTCGGCTCCGCAACCAACTGGCGGCAAGTGAACGCCATCATTGGTTCCGGTTTCGACGCGATGGGATGGGTGCCCGAAGGTCAGCGTTCTGGCCAGATGTCGTATTCGACATCCAACAAAACCTCGCCTTTCGTCACAATTGGCGAGGAAGACGCCGCCACCTTCGAGGCGATTTCTGCCGGTCGCCAGTTCGAGGACATTCAGGCGCAAATGGCTTTTCGCCTTCTGCAGAAGATGATGCTGAAAGAGGAGATGGCGATCCTCGCCGGCAATGCCTCGTTGACGCTCGGTACCCCTTCAACCCCCACATTGTCGGCATCGGGCGCCGGCGCAACGCTGCCGGCTGCAACATACTTCGTCAAGGTCGTCGCGCTGACCCTTGAAGGCTACCAGAATTCCAGCGTGCTGGCTGGTGTCGCGACCACGAAGACTGTCACCGGTGCCGACGGGAAGAGCTTCACATTATCCGGCGGTTCTTCGAATATCAGCGCCGAAGCCAGTCAGGCGGTGACCCTAGGCCAGACATTGTTCTGTTCAGTCAGTCCGGTCCTGGGCGCGGCCTCCTATGCTTGGTATGTCTCGACCGCAAGCGGCACCGAGATCCTTCAGGCGATAACCACGGTCAATAGCTTGGCTCTGGCCGCGCCGCTCAACACCGGCACCCAAGCGCAAAGCGCGATTACTGCCGACAACTCCGCCAATCCAAGTTATGCCTATGACGGGCTGTTGACGACGGCGCTGAAGCCGGGCTCTAACGCTTACGTCAACATCATGCCGACCGGCACCGCAGGGACTGGCACGGCGCTGACCGCATCCGGCCACGGCTCGGTGGTCGAGATCGACACAATGTTCCAGAAGATGTGGGACAACTTCCAGGTGTCGCCGACGGTTCTCTTTGTAAACTCGCAGGAACTCAAAAACATCACCACCAAGGTGCTGTCCAACGCCTCGGGCCCGTTGCTGAAATACGAGAGCCCCGCTGACGGCAGCGCCGGGGAATATCAGCTGACCGCGTCGGGTGTCGTTCAGTTCTACTACAACCCGTTCGCGCTCAATGGGGGCCTTCGTATCCCGATCCGCATCCATCCGAAGGTGCCGCCCGGGACGGTCATCGGCTGGGCCGAGAACCTGCCGATCCAATACCAGTCGAACGAGGTACCTAACGTTGCCGAGATCAAGACACGGCAAGACTACTACCAAATCGACTGGCCGATCGTAACTCGTCAGCGCCAAGTCGGGGTCTACGCCGAAGAGGTGCTGGCCGTATACGCTCCCTTTGCGATGGGTGTCATCTGCAATATCGCCAACGGGTGACGCCGATGCCCGATATCAGGGCGCTTGCTTCGCAGGCGCCTGTCATGGCAGCCCCCGGGTCGATCCCGGGGGTCCCACCGGCCGAGCGGTTGATAACCCTGCGCGCCGTTTTTGGACAAGACGAAGCCAATCACGGGACAGCGCGATTTTTGGTCGATGATGAGGGTTTGATAGAGGTGCCTGTGGAGGCTGTTTTCCCGCTGACTACCACCGGTGGATTTTTGCTTGCGCCGACCGGCGGGGCCACGATTTCCGTCGGCGTTATCAAGCTGCACAATGACGATGCGAGAGGCTGCTCTTATGCCGGATGTCGATATCTCGCCGATCCGAACGGAGATGTCCTCGTGCCTGCCGAAGCCGTTTCCGAGTTGTTGGCGCATGGCTTTGTCCCCGTTTTTGAGCAAGTGATGGTTATGGCTGCGGCCCGCGCCAAATCGTCGCCGGGCAATCGTTCCAAAAAGGGCTGATGCGGTGGCTTTTGGCGATTTGACGACCCTCGCCGACGTCAAGGCGTGGCTGCAAACCGGACAGGCCGCGTTTCCCTCCGGCGACGATGCGTTACTCACGCGCCTCATCACGGCGTCGAGTCAATATATTCAGACTTGGCTCAACCGCCAGCTCGCGTCCGCCAATTATCTCGAAACCCGCGACGGGACTGGAGGCGATAGGCTGCAATTCGCGTGTTTCCCGGTTACCGCGGTGTTGTCTTTGACAATCGATGGTCAGATGGTCCCTGCCGCGACATCGAGCGGCGCGTCCGGTTATAGCTTCAGTGCGACCCAGCTGTCGCTCTACGGCTATTGCTTCAACCGGGGGGCGCAGAATGTCGTTGTTTCCTATACGGCCGGGTATTCGACTACCCCGCCGGACGTCGCGCAGGCATGCATCGAGCTGGTGGCACTGCGCTATCGGGAGCGGACCCGCATCGGCGAAGTGTCGCGCTCCCTCGGTGGTGCCGAGACTGTCGCCTATGCGCAAAAAGACATGAGCGATGCGATCAAGTCTTTGCTGCAGCAGTATCGCCTGGTTGCGCCGATCGCCGCGATCCAGCCAGTCCCATGATCACCGGCCGTGTCGTCGGCGACGATGCCGTAATCGCTTGGCTGCGAGCCGTTACCGACAGGGCCGCTGCCGGGCTTGCGCGGGCAATCAGCGAGCTCTGCCTCGATCTGCAGCGCAAGGGGCTCAGGTCTAATGTCGATCCGCAGGTCGAGGACAGCGGGGACCGCATCGCGGGGACCGTGTTTGGTGGCGACAATCTTGGCGGCCCTCGCGAGCGGCCCGCCACTGGTCCTGGCAATTCGAGAACGCGCCTGCGCCGGGCAAAAGAGGCGTCAAGACGCCAGATTTTAGGGAACACGATCAATCTGCCGTCTTATCGTCGCCGGATCGAGGCTCCAGAACCGTCATTTTTGCGCTCAGCGCTCGACGATATGGATCCAGAGATCCGCGATCGAGTGGAAGAAGCATTGCGCGAAGCAATGGCATTATGATTTTACGGTCTCCCGTAACATTCCTCTGCTAACGGCAAGATTCCCGGCGGCGCTGGAACTAAACATACCATATCGGCCAATGATAATTCGTGAATTGATATACTCCACACTGTGGGAGCTTGGCGCCAGCGCGGCCCGGTTCACCACGGCTAACCGACGTTTGCGGCATTGGGCCGACGTTGCCCCCGCCGAGCAGCCGGCATTGTTCATGAGCGAAAGAAGCGGCCACGCGACGGTGAAGAAGCTCGGCGCGCCGATCGTGTGGACACTTTACGCCGATTTTTACATCTATGCGCATTCGAGCGACCCTTACTTGACGCCGACAGCGATTTTGAACCCGCTGCTTGATTCGCTCGAAGCTGCACTGTCGCCCTCACCAGTGACGGGGATCCAGAATCTGGGTCTGCCTCAAATGGTTCAGCACGCCTACATAGCGGGCAAGGTTCAGACCGATGAGGGGGTTCTCGGTGATCAGACCATAGCGATCGTGCCCGTTGAAATCCTCTGCGTCTGACGCCTCTAGAATTTCCTTCTGTGCGACTTGCTTCCCAGGAGTGGCCAATGGCCGAAGAAGACTACAACACTGACCGAGCCGGCGCTGCCGATGCGCTGGAACAGCTCATTGAGCGCTGGTGGGGCGACCATTTCCCGGGCTCGGCCGTCGCCCGTGACACGCAGGCTTGGAACATCGCTCACGCCGCAAAGGAGGCGCTGAAGCGTCTCTTGAGAGGGAGTATTTGACATGCAATTGAGCTTCGGCTCCGGCGCAGTCTGGGGCGAACGCACCGATGTCGTCGGTTCGGGTATCGGCCCGCGCCAGTTCGGCGTCCTGCAAGACATTCAGATCGATTTCGACTGGTCCGACAAGGAGCTTTACGGCCAGCTGCAGTTTCCCGTAGCCATTGCGCGCGGACAAGGAAAGATCACCGGCAAGGCAAAATTCGCGCAGATACTAGGTTTGCTGTATTCGGATATTTTCTTTGGGGTTACACCGGCCACCGGGCAATTTGCGGTGTCGCAGCTCGAGGCCGCGACGGTCCCGGCCACAACGCCGTACATCGTCACCCCGGCCAACGCCGCGAACTACAATGACGATCTCGGTGTCAGCTATGCCGGGAGCGGAAAGCGCTTCAACCGGGTCACCACGCCCTCGGCTGCCGGCCAATATTCAGTCAATTTTGCCACCGGACTATACACTTTCTCCTCTGCCGATGCCAGCGCTGCGGTGTTGATCTCGTATACATACAACATTGCGACTAGCGGCAATAAGCTGACCCTCTCGAACCAGCCAATGGGTATTACCCCCACTTTCAAGGCGACGTTCTACAGTGCCTATAATGGCAGTGGCACCGCTCTTCGCCTCAACGCCTGCACGGCAAATAAATTGTCGCTGCCAACTAAGCTCGATAATTGGACGATCAGCGAGCTCGATTTTACCGCTTTTGCCGACGCCTCGGGAACGATCGGCTATTTGAGCACCGTCGAGTGATGATCCCCGGTGTGTCGGTCGCCATGGGTGGCGAGGACTGGGTGGTGCCGCCACTCACCCTCGGCCAGCTTCGCCGGCTGATGCCGCAGGTGAGGCAGCTGACCGAAATCGGCGCTTCTATGGGCGAGGCGCAGATCGCGGTGCTGGTGGACATCGTAACGGCCGCGCTGCAGCGCAATTATCCCGAGATGACGCCGGAGAAGGTCGAAAATCTGCTCGATCTCGGTAATGCCAGTGCAGTGCTGAATGCCGTGCTCACCGGCTCGGGCCTGAAGCCAGGAGGAGTTCCCGCGGGGGAGCCGCCTGCCCCCGGGATCGGCTTGGGGGCGAACGACACAGCTTCGGCCCGGATTTCAGGGATGGCAACCACTGGCGAGAAATTTACGGCATCCTCGCCACCACCTGTGGCTATAGCTACCCCGTAATCGACGAGATGACGCTCTTCCAGGTCGAAGAGCTGACATCTTACTGGGCGAGGCACCCGCCCCTTCACCTGGTCGTCGCAGCCTACCTTGGAGTCGGCAAGGACTCGAGGCCGCCGATGCCGCCAGCGGAATTTGACCGAGAGCAACCGCCCCAATCAGACGCCGGATCCTTGCTGGCCCAGCTTGGCCCGGGGTTCAGTGCCGCGGATGTCCATGCTGGTCTGACCCCCGCGGTTCTGGATTTCGCCGAACTCCGCCGCCAGTCTGGATTCATCGAGGAACCGTCTAGCGAGGACCCGGCTCGCCGTAAGCGGGACAGCGGCGGCTTGTAAACCGCGGAGGCTATCATGGCCGATATTGAAACCAGCGTCGTTATCAGCGCTCAGATAGACGGTCTCCGATCGGGAATGGAGGCCGCGGCGAATTCCGTTCA